TCCCACAAACAGGGTCAACTTTATTTTGTGTGAATGTGGTTAAAGTTGACCCTGTTTGTGGGATGTTAACTTCTCTTAACACATCTTTTCTAAGGAACGCAAATTCGTTATATGGTAATGAACCCGGATAAGTTGTTAACGCTTCCGTACCATCACCATTTAAATAAAGATTTCTTTTAAGTGGTGCATATGTTGTGGTACCAGTATATAAATTCCTGAAAACCATTTTTAATTTTCCGTGAATTTTATAATTGTTACTATCATTTCTCTCATCATCAAAAAGTTGAGCAATATCCAATATAATATCCTTATCACCTTGTCTAAGTAATGCTTCGGTTTCATCCAAATTAACACGAATGTTAATGTCTTCTTCATCTGCCTTGAAGAATTTCTTAGTTGGTAATATTATTTTTTTCTTTATCATTAACTTTGAATATTAAAAATATAGTTTCTTATACTTTTTAATAATGTGTATGGTTGTTTATCAACTCTACAGATATTATTTTCCCTTACAACTTTATTGTATTCATATGCCATACCCGATGTTTTCCAATCAACCAATTCCCCAACATTTCTTCTTACAATGTTGACAATTTGATTTTCATCATATCTAATACCATCTCTACTTTGTGGTAGTGATTCAACCACACTTTTACTATATCCCTTTTCTTTACATTTACAAATTGTCATATCACCATTTAGTGAATATGATTTATTCATTGCCGCAATTTCAATACCATCTAAGTATTCTGACATCTCAACCACTTTTCTATGTGAAACCCCACTAAAACAAGTTGTAAACATTATTTTAGTTTCATCTGACATTAATGGTTTTAAAGTATCGACCAATTCATATATCTTTTCTTTATTACTATTTGTTTGTACCAAATTTTTTCCTGAACCAAAACTTGTAATGTTCATTTGTTTTAATTTTTCAGGATGTTTTTTTATAAACGATTTAACACCTTCAATACATTCTTCGATAGTATTGAATGGTCCAACGCTATATGTTAATTTAGATAGTATTTTATATAACAATGACTCTTCCTTATTATATAAAACATATATAATTAAATGATTCGGTTTTCTTTTTTTAAATAAATCTTTCCACATATTATTTTGGTCCAAAGCTTTCAATAAATTTATCCCAAGCGGTGTTTCCTTTTTTTAATCCAAACATAAAGTGAAATGGTGACCCAATTTCCATTAAATGTCTTGTTACTCCACCTACGGTATATTCTTTATAGTTATCGTTACTTTTTGACTTTACTCCTGACACCTCAACGCAATCACGTATTGGAGGTAACACGTAAGAAGCCTCTGGTGAAAGATAAAAATCATCTAAAGTTGCAAGTGTTGAATCTAAATTTAAATTTGATTTTATTTCTTGTATTCTTTGGTTATATATTTTAGCAACGTAATAATTTTGAGATTCTCCACCATTTGCGTTTTCACCAAATCCGTGTCCTTTTGTGTCCCACATATAATAAGGAACTTTCTGAGAGTAATCCCCCAATCTTCCTTTTTCATTAATACATTTTCTAATTAATAAACCATTTGCTTCAACCACGGCGGTATCGGGATCATCTTCACTATAAACAAAATCAATACCCACTGGACCTTTACCATCAAAATAAGTGGCATAAAGTGAACTATATGGTGAATCTAATTCTTCATATTCAAATGGATATATTCCTGTTTGCGTGTTAAAGTTTAATAATTGAGCAATGTCTCCATCAATTAATCCATCTCCACGACTATCAAACAAATCTTGAATATCTAAACGACCTCTTTCTTTTAATTCTTTTGATTGAATAACATACTCCATTAAGTCGTCAATACCTTTATATGATGTTGATCCAATACTTCTTGTTATTGAACAATTAACATCTAAAGCGGGGTCAACACAAACTTCATCTATCCAAGTTGTTCTTGGTCCTAAATCAATAATTGTAGTTGGGAAATTAATTTCTCTTCTACTATTACCCACTCTTACACTACCGTAAAATCCTTTTGTTTTACCACTATAAACTGCGTTATATGTCCTACCCTCATCATCTAATTGTGAACCATTATATTGTGACTCGTATCCACTAAAAGAAGAGTTATACGGTGTTGATCTATAATAATAATGAATACTTCCGTCTAAATCTGTTTTCTTAAATAAACAATCTTTACAGAATCTATTCGCACCCCTTCTCATAAATTGAAAAAAGTAAAGTGCTCCATTTAACCAAGAGTTGGCGAATGTGTATGATATTACTCCACCACACATTAACTTGCCAAATAATTTTCTTCTTCTATATGAAGACAATAGTTCTCCAGTTCTTCCTGCTAACGGTACAATGGTATAAACACCATCTCTAAATTCAGACCAACCACTTAATGTTCCGTCTCTCGTTAAAAACTCATCAACAAAATATGGTCCTTTCTTTTTAACTTGTCCCGCATATTCTCCACGATAAACGCATCTTGAATCTCCATTTCTAAAATTTCTACTATCACTAGTTGGCCATTTAGCGTACACCGAAGCAACCGCACCAATATTATAATTTGGTGGCGTTTCACAATCTGGTACATTAGCGGCGATAATTGTAGTGTTATAGTTTAAATCTAATTGATCATAAAATGGTGGAGTACCGTAAAATGAATTTCTTGGTGCTCTTATACCATTCATAGCATTATAAGCTTCAGCATATGTTTCATATGTTGCGGTTGCACCAGTTAATGGTAATTTTAAACCTTGGAGACTCATACTAGTACCCCATCTACCTAATTTATCTTCAATTATGTAATCATATTTTGCACAACCTTCTTCATTTTCATTTATGGTTGTTGCACTAATAGGTACGTTATCAACATACCATAATTTTTTAATCACAACTCTACCTTGTTCAGGATGTGCAGTTCCACTTACTGGTTGATCATATGGTAGGTTGTACGCCGCAGCTATCGTATCGGCAATAGATTTGTACGCATCTTTAATTTTCCACCTACTAGTTGAACCATCATACATAATTGTATATGATTGACCAACTCCAATTGCTATGTATTCACTCGCACCACCTAATACGTCAATTTCCATCACATATCGTTGATAGAGATAATCACCATCTTTTGGTGATGAGTTATATGTTGGGACATTCGTAATTTCATATCCTGGTTGCCCGTTTACTGTTAGGTAGAAATATAGTGAGTCATTTGGTTGATACCCAGCAGCACCTGAACATCCTAACGATGTGAATGTTGAAGTTACTGAAACTGGTATTGTTGGGGTGGTTCCGTTTTTAACACATAAAGATAATGAAGATCCCGCAGCAAGTGTTGCCGTTTGACCTGTAGCCCCATCACAATCAGTATATGTTACTACTTGTGATGTGGCACTTGTATTAACTAAATCATATTTGTCACAATTGGTTCTTGTTGCTGACCATCTTTCTGAAACACTAAATGGTGAACTTGTTGCGGAAATGTAATTAACACCAGCGGTACCTCCAGTTACTGCCGCAATATTGACTGGGTCCGCGTTAATTACAACTTCACCATTTGTATTATCTTCTTCACAATCATAACAATCTGGGTATATAATTAAATTAACTTTAAAAATACTTTTGAATTGTGTTTCTTTCGCTCTTGCAAATTGTTTAGCGGCAGCTGAATTATTAAAAATACCAAATACACCAGCGGCTCCAAATTGTATTAAACAGTTTAATTCTTTAAAAAATAATTGAATTCTTAATCCAATAAAATCAACGTAACTTAAAATTGTTAAAACAAAGAAATTAAATCTATGATTTCTAACAGCATCGTTTATTGGGAAATAATTAATAGTACTTGAGCAATCACTACTTTCAGATGGCCAAATTTCTTTGATGCCGAGGAACGATTCTCTTCTATCTCTTTTAAAGAAACTAAATAATTTACCTAAAGCTCCGTCATTATAATATTTGTTAATAAATTGTCCAACAGTATATGTTCTACCATATCTAAATTTATAAAAATAATCTTGTGGTACTCCTCTTTTACCATCAGCAATTGCGTCGGTACTTTTTCCTAATATTTCATTAATCGCCGCAGATGGGTAATCATTAATAGATGTACTAAATGAATATGATTTTGGGTCGATAGTACTATATAATCCATTATACGCCGTGTCACTAATGTGATATTCTCTAATATTTGGTACTAATATTTTACCTGTAAATCTATTTCTTCCTCCCGTATCTTCATTTAATGAAAGTCTAAAACGATAAGTCGATTCTGTTGGGATACCTACGTTTTTATTTTTAGATTCCACAACTTCACCAAATTCATTTGTTGTTATGTAGTAAGTGTTCATCGGCACCCTAAAAAAGAATCTACCAAATTCATCAATAGTTTGGTCAATTTCTAATTTTTCTAAAATTGGTCTATTGAAATCTGGGTTATCATTGGTGTCTTTTTCAAATTCTCCCGTAAATCTAATTGCTTCGATGTCTCCTTTCATTGTCGTTAGACGACATTTCTCACCTTGTTGATTATCAACATTACATTGAACTCTTAGTGCGTCTTTACCTGAATCGGTAAATGTACCTCCCATCACCACCGCGTATGGTTCAATTCTAATTCCTTTATCTTTTAAATCGAAATCTGTTCTTGTTAAACCAATTTGACATAAGTCTTCATTACCCCAAAATGGATAAACTTCAATTGTTTTATCAAAAGAAACAACTTGAGGAAGACTCTCCAAATTGTTAGAAGACATATATGTATATGCGTTTTGAAATTTTTCCGCGGAAATTCCTTCGTACATTAAATCGTATGGTGACAATGATTGACATCCCATATCGGATAAGTCAACATCTACGTGAATTCTTTGTTCACCTAAACCAACTCCCCAAATCATAAAATCACCTGCGTCGTTTGTTTTAACTGTGTATTTGTAATATTTCTCATACACCTCTAAAACTTCTTCTCTAGTAAGAATATCTCGTTGGTCGGGGAATGTTCCTGTTGGGGAATGTCCTGAATGTTGTTTTCTTGATGGTAATAGATTGTAACGATATCCATCATCGTTCTGGTCACCAATCTCTTTATATGGATATAAAGCGGAAATTACGGGGTCCGATTCGTCTTCTGAGGATAAGGGGATAAAAATGGAAACTCTTGCGTTTGGTACACCAAAACCGTTATTTACACTAACTCTACCACAAACCACACCATAATCAGCACAAAGAGATGTGTATATCTCTTTTTGTGTAAATTTTAAAGACAAAATCTCTAATAAATCGAAATCTTGTTTAAGTTCGACTTTTACAATTTGGTCTTGACCAATATTCGTTGAAATTCTATGTTTTTGTATCATTCTTATAATAAATAGAAAGCAGACTACTTTCTATTATAATAAGAAAAAATTAAATTAAAATGTAGTCGAAGTGAGAGGTTTAACCCTAACTTTAATATCTTTATTTGGAAATCTAATTTGGAATATCTGATTTGACTTCATATAAACGGTCATATCCGCTTGTAGAATCTCTTTTGTTTCTGGTGTTTTGTATGATTGTGACACCTCAGCTTGTGAATATTCACCACCTGTTTTATTAAAAACTCTAACATCAACCGCATTAACTACTCCACTTGTTGATCCAATTTCTTTTAACAATTCACCCGTAAACAATGGGTCTCCCATTTTTCTTTTTTCAATTGCAAAATATGAAATTGTTTTTTCAATTATTGATTTAATGACATCTGACTCTAATTCGTTTCTATCAATTACAACATCAATCTCCAATCCAAGGTCAATAACCTCACCACTTTGAATCTCAACAAAGTCATTAATCATTCTATATTGTGAAATATATTCGGTTACATTATCTTTTAAAGTGTTAGAAACTACGTCAGTTAGGTTTCCGTCGGAATCGTAAGACAATAATTTAATCTTCACCTTATTATCTTCCTCCATCACATTAACCTTAGCCGCAGCGCCAAATGTGGGTGGCATATTTTCAATTACCGATTTGTAATCATTTAACGTTACTGCTCTATTTTGTGCCGCAAAATTGTAAGAAATCATATTTCTAATTTCATCAATTGTTGGTTGATCTGCCCCACCTATTGCCGGAGTTACATTTGATACTCTTAACGATTGAATAACTTGTGAATTTACAGTTGAAACTGGACCATTTACATTAAACTCAATGTTGTCAATACTATTAATAACATTAACCCCTAGATTTGAGTTTTTACCTCCACCAATTCTATATTTTACAAACATTGTACTGTTTGACTTAGGTACCGCACCTAACGATACGTTATTCAAATAAGAACCTAAACTAACTTTTAAATTACCCGTTATGAAATTATCTAAATTAGCCATTGGGTCCACAGTTCCAGAACCAAATGTCATCGAATAATATCCTTCTGGGGTATATTCAGTCATAAATTTATTACTAACTGAAAGGTATGTTCCTGGTATGAAATTATCTTTATCTGATATTTTTGTTGAGTCTTTAATGAATACTTTATCTTCCATTAAAGATTTAACTTCATACCATTTATTAGTTGATGATGTAAATTCTGATGATGTTGGATTTGACCCGAACGATGTACCTTCTTTATGTATAACCGACACAATACCTAATACGTTTTGTTCAGGTAAATAAAGTTTCAAGAAAGGTTTCTGATCTAATTCAGTTACAACTCTTCTATATATCCTTGAGACTCCGTTTACGACCGCTTCTCTCTTAGTAATGGTATATGACACTAATTTATTGTTACCGTCGAAATTAGGTATCTTTAAACGATTTGGTTCACCTTTATTGTTAAATGGATTAGAGAAATCAATATCTTCTAATGTTTCAAAAATCTGACCTCCTCCTGATATCTGAGCTCCCGCCTTTAATAGACCCAAGTATTCAGTTTTCTCCTTATCACCCGCCACTGGTACATTTATTGAAAAGTCACATAAGGCAACTGAGGGTCTGTTTCCAGGTATTCTTAAACCATATGTTTTGGCAATATGAAAAAGAGATTGTCTCTGTTGAGCGAAATCTAACATTGTTTCTTGCCATACTCTATCAATATGGAAGTGTAGATTATCCGCCACAGCCGCGTTCAAGTCTAATAACACAGAAAATATAGATGCGTCATTAGTATTTTTTATTAAATCTGGATAGTAATCATTTGTTAGATTTACTAACTCTTGTCTTAATCCCGCAAAATCTCTAGTTGCGTATGATATTTTTTTAGCCATTTTATATGTTTATAATTACAAAGTCGGATGACGTAAATGATCCGTTATTAACCGTGTAGTCTATTTTTACTTTTGCGGTGTATGGTTTACTTGTAGCGTCTGATACCCTAAATAACCTTTCATCCTCTTGTTGTGAATATAATTTAGTCTCTTCAGGGTCATTTTCTGCTGATACGATATTGATTGAGTTAATATCTAAATTTGGAATGTATTTTTTAACGCTTTCTCTTATTTCGTCTTCAATTAAACCAAAGGTAACAACGTCATTTTGGTCAAAGATGTATTCGTACAATCTAGTTCCAAAATCGGGTAAATAATATCTACTACCCTTTCTTGTTAATAATAAATGAATCAAATTCGCACGAACTTCTCTTTCAGGTGATTCTGTCATCCTTAAGAAGTCACCTTTTAAACTATTCCTAAATGGAAAATCTATACCGTAAGTTGCTGCCATATCAAATAAATATAAACTAATCTAAAATGGTAATAAATAAAAAATCCAGCCGAAGCTGGATTTAATGTAGTTTCCTATAATTTTACGAACCACAACCCTCACAGTCAAACGGAGAGTCTATTGGTTTATCTGATGTCATTACGACTTCAGGTGTTCTTTCACTAATTAATGTATTATTAGTTGGTACTTCCACATTGTTTATAGATGACGTTTGTTCAATTGGTTTCGACACTGACGTATCAACTCCTAAACCTTTAATTGCGTCTACCGCCGCCCTTGTTCTCAAATAGTACATACCCGTTTTTAACCCTAATTTCCAACCAAATAAATGAGCCGCCAATAATTTAGGTTTAGTTGCATTATCAACAAATAGGTTTAAAGATTGTGATTGGTCAATAAATATACTTCTATTTGCTGCCATTTGTAAAACACGTTTTTGAGACATTTCCCAAACTGTTTTATAAACCTCTTTCATTTCAGTAGGAATTTCAGGAATGTTTTGAACTGACCCATTCTCCATAATTAACTTATTCTTAATGGTATCACTCCACAATCCTATTTTTAATAAATCATTAACTAGATGTTTATTAATCATAATGAACTCTCCACTTAATGTTCTACGAGAATATAAGTTGGTTGTGAATGGTTCGAACGCTTCATTGTTTCCTAAAATTTGTGCAGTTGATGCTGTTGGCATTGGTGCGACTAATAATGAATTTCTAACACCATAGTTTACCACTTCTTTTCTTAGAGATTTCCAATCCCAACGACCTGATAAATCTTTATCTTTTTTACCCCACATTTCAAATTGGAAAACACCTTTTTCAATTGGTGATCCTGCTATTGATTCATATGGTCCAAACTCTTTAGATAAATCTTTAGAAGATGTCATTGCCGCAAAATATATTGTTTCAAAAATATCTGTTTGTAATTTATCCGCATCTTCACTTTCGAACGGTAAACCCAACATACAGAACACATCTGCCAATCCTTGAACACCAAGCCCAACTGGACGATGTTTAAAATTTGAAAGTTTGGTTTCTTGAGTTGGATAATAGTTTAAATCAATTACATTATTTAAATTCTTAACAACTTGATATGTGTACTCGTATAATAAATCGTGATTAAATTCACCATTAATAATATACTTTGGTAAAGCTATTGACGCTAAATTACAAACTGCTTGCTCTGTTGGTGAACTATATTCAATAATTTCAGTACATAAGTTTGAAGATTTGATTGTACCTAAATTCTTTTGGTTTGATTTGTAGTTAGCTGGGTCCTTATATAACATATATGGTGTTCCCGTTTCAATTTGAGCAGTAAGGATTGCATCCATTAACTTTCTCGCCTTGATTACTTTTCTTGCCTTGCCTTCTTTTTCGTACTGTTCATACAAACGAGTAAATTTCTTATCTTCTGGTGAATCGTATACATCTGATAATCCAGGTGCTTCATCAGGTGAAAATAAAGACCAATCACCATCTTGTTCAACTCTCTCCATAAATAAACCTGGAGTCCACATTGCCAAGAATAAATCTCTTGCTCTCATTTCTTCTTTACCGTGATTCTTTCTTAAATCAATAAATTCAAAAATATCCGAATGCCAAGGTTCAAGATAAACCGCAAAAGATCCCTTACGTTTTCCTCCTTGGTTAATCCAACGAGCAACTTCGTTATATGTTTTCATCATAGGTAATAAACCATCCGACTGTCCACCTGTACCTTTTATATAAGAACCTTTAGCTCGAACATCGTGAACGTGAAGTCCAATACCTCCCGCCCATTTAGAAATTTTGGCAACATCTTTAATCGTATCAAATAGACCATCAATATCGTCACCCTTATTACCAATTAAGAAACAAGAGGACATTTGTGCTCTACGTGTACCTGCATTAAATAATGTTGGAGTTGCGTGAGTATAAAAATGTTGTGATAAGTCGTCATAAATTCTTAACGCCATATCTAAATTACCTTTACAAATACCAACGGCAACTCTCATATAAAGATACTGTGGCCTTTCAACTACTCTATCTCCAATCTTTAAAAGATAAGAACGTTCTAATGTTTTATATCCAAAGTAATCAAATTCAAAATCTCTTTCTTGATGAATTGCACCATCTAAAGACTCTCTATTTTCAATTACAAATTTGTAAACACCTTCATCAATTAATGAAGATTCTTTACCTGTTTTTGGTTCAACAAAAGAATATAATTCTTTAATACATTGAGAAAACTTTTTATGTGTTGTCTTATGTAAATTAGATACCGCCAATCGACCCGATAATTTAGCATAATCAGGATGAGTGGTAACCATTGCCGCAGCTGTTTCCGCCGCTAATACATCTAACTCAGTTGTTGTTATTCCATCATATATACCTTGTGTTACTTTTAATGTAACAAATGTTGGATCAATGTATTCTAAATTTAAATCACTACAAAAAACACTTATTCTACGTGTTATTTTATCATATCTCATTTCCTCTAGGGAACCATCTCTTTTTTTTACTTTCATCTTATACTATTTTTAGAAGTCCATATCCTCGTCAAACGCGGATTCTAAATCTTCGGTTGCAACATTATTAACTCCCGCCTTTTGATATTCGGCAACTCTTTTCTCAAAGAAATTAGTTTTACCTTGTAATGCGATGTTCTGCATAAAATCAAATGGGTTTTCTGAATTGTAAACTTTAGAACAACCCAACGCCATTAATAATCTATCAGTAACAAATTCAAGATATTGAGCCATTAAATCGGAATTCATACCAATTAAACGAACTGGTAATGCTTCAAGAATAAATTCTTTCTCAATTTCCAATGCTCCACAGATAATATCTTTTATTTTCTTTTCACTTAGTTTCTTTTCAATATGGTTATTGTAAATGTGACAAGCAAAATCACAGTGTACACCTTCATCACGAGAAATTAATTCGTTTGAAAATGTTAAACCAGGCATTAATCCTCTTTTCTTTAACCAAAAAATTGAACAAAATGAACCAGAGAAGAAGATTCCCTCTACGGCCGCAAATGCCAATAATCTCTCAACAAAAGATTCTGAATTAATATATTTAAGAGCCCAATCCGCTTTTTTCTTAACGGCAGGAATTGTATCAACCGCATTGAACAAGTAATGTTGTTCATCCTTATCTTTAACCAACGTATCGATTAATAAAGAATATGTTTCACTATGAATATTTTCCATCATTATTTGGAATCCGTAGAAGAATTTAGCTTCTGTATATTGAACTTCATTAACAAAGTTCATTGCTAGATTTTCATTTACAATTCCATCAGACGCAGCAAAGAATGCTAATACGTGTTTAATAAAATGTTTTTCGTCATCATTTAATTTATTCTCCCAATCTGTAACATCTTGACCTAAATCAATTTCCTCAGCTGTCCAAAAAGACGCTTCAGATTGTTTGTAAAATTTCCATAAATCGTGATGTTCGATTGGAAAAAGGACAAAACGTCCTGGATTGTCTTGTAAGATTCTTTCCGTCATAATTTTATTATTTATTGTTAAGTAATTCTTGTCTCTTCTTAAACGCTTCCGCTGCTCTATTTGCGTTGTTTTGAGTTTTTTGTTGTTCCATACCAAGTAAGGTACTTTGTGATTCTGTATCAATAACAAGATATTCATTATTGAATTTACAGTTACTAAATACAACACCATCTTTACCAATACGAGATTTTAAAAGTGATAGGGTTGCCAAGTTTTGTTCTTTCTGTTCTAATGTCTTACCTATTGACAAAATAACGTGAGCAATTTGAGCCTTCTTAATAGAACCACCCATTTGGTCACCCGTTACTACTTCTGATGAAATTGACTCTCTATTACCTTGTGTTGCGGTCCATATTGCAATATCAAATTCACTTGTCATAGCCTCTAAAGACCTCATAACGGAACCTTCACCTTTCCACTCTTCACCATTTGTACTCTTATCTGTTGAAATACAATCAACGTAGTCGATAAGTAACAAATCCATTTTAAATCCGTCAGATTTCATCTTTCTAACGATGTTTTTTATTTGTGAAACGGTCACACTATCTGAAGGAAATTTCATTAATTTTAATGAACCTGAAGATCTCTCTTCCGCCTCTTTAACCAATCTCTTAACCTCTTCAGCGTTTGCGGGTTGGTCATCAGGAGTAATTCCTGACCAAATCGTATAATGTTTTCTTTTTATATTACCAGGGTTGTCTTCAAAGAAAATTTGAACAACATTCATCCCTTGGTTATATGCCGTGTTCGCAAATTTAGTAAGTAAGGTTGTCTTACCTGTACCAGTTGGTGCTAATACAACACCTAATTCTCCACGACCTAAACCACCTTTTAATAGTTGGTCGATACCCGCAATTCCTGTTGGGATTGGTAGTCTAAAATTATCTTCTAAAGCTTGGTCAATATTATGAAATACGTCAACCGCTTGATCATCATTAATACCGACTTGTAACGCCCTTTTAATGATTTCCTCAATCTTATTATACGATTCAAATTCACCACTTTCGATAATGTTATGAACGTTCTTAAGTTCCTTTTTTAAGTTCTGTTGTTTACAAAAATTAAGAGCGGTATCTCTAACAAATGATGTGTCTTTATCATCGTCTTTGATGTTCTGTAAAGTATCTAAATGTACTCTATTTGTGTCCTTAGTACCCGACTCTGTCATTATTTTCTGTGATAGAGTGTGGTAATCTGGTAGTTTATTATACGTAACGTATAATTCTTTGATATTTTCTACAATGTATCTAAATGAATTGTTGTCAAAATATTTACTGTCTAGAAAGTCTATGATTGCTTCTCCAAATTTTTTGTCTTCGATAACCGCTCTAATGAGTGATTGTTGAAAAGAAAATCCAAGAAAACCGAAATTTTTCTCCTGCTGCATAATTTATGATATAAGTTTATTAAAGTTGATATTGCAAATATACTGTTTCCAATTCTTCCGAAGACAAGATGTCAGTTAAATCTGACAAAACTCTCTTTAGTTTTGGGCGAATATCAACCGTATATCTAACCTTTGGATGGAAGAAATATGCGGGAAATATTCTAGAAATAAATACGTCGTCTCCGAGTTTAATTTCCAATAAAAAGTGCTCTTTTTCTTTCTCATTCTCATCTTCCACAAACTCGGAATTGAGGAAATAATTTTGATTTTCACATAGATAGTCGGAAGTTTTCATTTTCAAATCTTCACTTATTTCTTCACAAATATTTTTTACATAATAGTGAAGATCCATTGATCTACGTGCTTGCTCAACGTGGTCTTTTACGTTGAAGAATCTTTGACATACGATGTTTCCACCTAAACTAAGCAAAAACTCAAATTTTGTGATTTCTTGTTGATAGTTACTCATAATTGTTTTTAATTTTAATCGTCCTTTTATTTTTTTCTTTTCTTGTTAATCTAAGAAATGGGTTAAAGAATTTTATCCAAGCGTCATCCGATTTAGGTAACAGTTGGAATAGTCCATCCTCCATCATCATTTTCATAGTATTTTTATAAGACCTTCCTTCTGGGTCCAAATTTTCATTTATTAGTGACATAATTGTCTCTCTCGCCTCATCAGTTAAGAACGGTTCATCCAAGCTAACTATCTTTTTATTTACTTCATAGAACTCCTCACCAAATACACCGTGTTTGGTTACACCTGTTAGAAGATTTTTAATTAACCAATTATCCTTATCTTCTTCAAATAGAACATTAGTTTTACTTCTAATATCTTCAATAGTAAGGGGTAAGTTTTTAATTTCAGGAAAAAGGGTAATAAGTCTTTTAATTCCCATATTCTTAATTCCTGCAATATTATCTGATGGGTCACCGCATAACATCTTAACCAAGATTACGTTTTCAATTAGAATTTCTTCGTGATTGTAAACGATGGTGTCGTTTTTTTTGTATACTTTTTGATGTGAGGGGTTGTAAATTTGAGTTTGTTCAGAAACCAGTTGTGTTAAATCTCCGTCTCCAGAATAAATTGTTTTGTTTTCGGTTGGTGAATTTTGAGTGTAAAATGCAATACAATCGTCTGCTTCACAAAATTCAAATTCTCCTTGTCTAACAAAGACTTCTTCTAAATACTGTTTTACTCGTTGCTTTTGATATTGGTATGAATTAATTTCTTCATCACTTCTTAATCGAGATTTTCTATTCTCTTTGTATTGAGAGTAGAACTTCTTTCTTGAGTCTGAACCATTTTCTCCATCCCAAAATACTACAATTTTGTCTAAATGGTACGTCTCAAATGATCTCCTAAGAGTATTAACAAAATGGTATATTGCTCCAATATGTTTTCCTTTGTAGAAATGGTTTTTGAGACCATAAAAACCAATCGTAAGTAAATTGTCTCCATCAACGAGTAAAACCGACATTTAGTATAATTTATTCGTCATCATCTGACGAGATTTCTGCTTTGAATCCTAGTTCGCTAACATCAGCAACTTTCTCTCCGAATAGTTTACTGATATAGTCTAAATTTTCTTTTGCGTATTCTTGGATAGATATTTTTTCTTCAGCGGGTTCTTTTGCTTTCATAAATCCGTGAGGAGTTACCATTATCTTTCCATCCGCAAATCCAATACCATTAACGTGGTTCTTCATAATAGAAATTTTAGTTCTACTTGCGAAGTTTACATCACGTTTATTTCTTGTGATTTTGATTTTTGTTGTGCCCGCTCCTTTTTGGTTACCAAATAAAAATACTAAAGTTGAGTTTAACCAAATGGCCTCTCCACCTTTTGCTTTAATCTTTGGTTGTCCGAAAGGATTGTCAGGTAACTCAACCCAAGGTTGGTTAACAATGATAAGGGTGTTTGTATGAGGCTTATCTGTTCTTCTTGAACCTGAAATACGTTGGTTAATACCCATACCTATTTTATCAGCAAGAACCGAAGCATTGTGTTGTTTACCACCTTTACCTTCGAATGTCATCTTACAAGGAACAGAACCAACTGAATCCCATAAGAATAAAATATCGTGAGGAATTTCTCCTTTTTCTTGTGCCACTAATACTTCATTAATAAAATCAGTAATCTGTTCGATATAATCAAAGTCACTATTGAAGAGATAGAAATCATCTTCTTTATTGAATCCCATTAACACCGCGTGATCCCAATTCCATTTTTGTTCTGTAATAATGAACACAGGTAGAATTCCTTTCTTTTGCGCATCAACTGCCGCTTTCACAAGTGCCGTAGTTTTACCAGTATCACTATGTCCTAAGAACATATTAATGTGTCCAATTGCTGGACCTGGTATTCCTGTAGCATCTAAAAACGCGTCTCCCAAATCTAAGAAACGATCTGGTTTGTACTCCGCTTCTTTAGAGAATTTCTTCTTCATAGAAGAGAAGTCGTTTTTTTTAATTCCTGCCATAATGTTGTTTTTTTAAAAATGGGGTGGATATTTCACCACCCCGTGAATAATTTAGAACGGTAAATCTTCGTCTACTTCAGCCTCATCTTGTGGATCAACCACTGGTGTTGAAACTTTTTGTGTACCTATAGTTTCTTCATTTGAAGAATTAGAAGTCCATTTTTTTGTTTCATTATCCCAACGTGGAATTTCACCTTTAGCAACCATTTCTAAGTAGTCTTCACTTTTCTTAGAATAAACGTCTGACCAAGTCAATTCGTCTTCTAACCAAGTTTTAGATATGTTTTCATCTTCGTGTAAAGGACCCATATCTTCAGGAATTACCGAATTGATAGAAGTGTACTCTTTACCTGTACCCGCCTTAGTTAAGGTCAAAGAAATGATTAAATCACGTCCTTTTTGAGTGTCGGTAACATCACCTTTGTTTTTAAAGATTGGGAAGATTTTGTCTAAAATACCATCGCCTTTAGCGTTGTGTTTAAATCTCCAGAATTTTGGACCATCTTGTTCTTGATCACGGTCGATAACTTTTACGATGTAGAATTTACGTGAACGGTATTGACGAGCCAATTCTCTGTCTGACTCAACACCTGTCATCATCAATCCTTCGTGAACCTCATTTAATGGGGAACGTTTACCTTCTTGTTTTGGGTCATATAATTTAACCCATTTTCCATCCACCTGAACTTCGTGGAAGTACACCTCTT